AGTGGATGACGACTATAAGCTCCTGGAAAAGCTTCAAACCAGGATCCAGGGAAGCAGCTTCAATGCGGCTTCTTTCTTGGGTGCCGAGGGCCTTGACACTGTCAAGTTTATCGGTGAGTCCGCAAACCGGATTTATCGAGCTCTAGTCGCCGTGAGGCGTGGCAATCTTTCCCGAGCTGTGGCTCTCGTTCGGCAGACCAAAGACGGCTTTACACGGACCATCAACGGTTCCGTGATGAATCGTCGCGGTCACGATCGGATTGAGACACAGCTATCGGTCTATCGGAACGCTCTTCAAGAGCTATCTGACGGACGCGGGAAGTCTCGGGATGGTTGGCGAAAGCTGACGGCTGACAATTGGTTGACATTCCACTTGGCAGCAGAACCGTTGATGGGAGATGTTAAGGCTGCTGCAGAGCAACTGGCGCATCAACTATCGGTTCCGTTCGTGCAGGCATACCGGGCAAACCGGGAGGTTCGCTGGAGGTCACCCGCTGCTAGTGGGGCGGTGTGGGAGGAGCAATCCTCTCACTATCGTAAGCAGTATATCGCTTACCTTTCAGAGAAACCTAGCATTGCGCAGCTATCAGGGGTCCTAGACCCTGAAGTAGTTGTTTGGAACGCAATTCCCTTGTCGTTTGTTGTCGATTGGTTCCTACCGATCGGCGACTACTTACAAGCGAGAGCGTTCGCATCCCACCTTGTGGGAACGTTCGTGACGTCCATCAAAACTTGGCGGACGGCGCGTAACCTGCGCTCGGTCGGGACTGTTCGACCTGATGAATTCAGTGACAATCCGTGTTTCTACACGGAGGGCACGTTCACCAGATCGGTCGGTTCTAGCCTACGGGTGAGGCCTCCAGAATTCAAACCTCTGGGTGTCTTTTCGTCGTGGCAACGTGCGGCAACCGCCGTAGCCCTCATTTCTGGTTTGAAGAAATGAGGTTTCTCCCTTTTCCATTCGAAAGAGAAAAACCAAATGGCTCAACAAGCCGACATCACCGCATTCGATGGGGCTGCGACACCTGTGTCGCATATCCTTCTCGGTGCGGGGCTGAACTCCGACAGCTCCAGTACCACGGCCCTCTGGGTCGAGGCGATCCCTGGGCTTCCTCAGGAAGCACAGGTCCGTTTCACGCAAGTGAAGCAGAAGCTGAAATCGGGTGTGACCCGGGTCACTTGCCGGGTCGAGGTTCCTGTGATGGAATCGGTTTCCGGACAGAACTCTGCCGGATACACCGCTGCCCCCAAGGTGGCATACGTCGAACGTGTCGAGGTGGTAGGCTACTTTGCCGCCCGATCGACGGAACTGACGCGCCGCCTCGCTGAGCAGCTCCTGATCAACATCCTCCAGAACGTCAGCACCACCGTCACTCCTGTGACGACTGGCCAGCCGGCGTCTCTGGTTCAGAAGTTGATCCAGGTGTCGTGAACGGTCCGCAATGGCTCAGCTTACTGAGCCGGTTGTTGACTGTTGTGGCCGTTGCCCTTGAGGTATACGGCCAGGCCAGTACGCCTTCCATCTGGAAGCGTATTGGTGGCGACAGTGTGAAATAGCGCTCCCCGTCACTTCGAACGGGGCCTCTTTGTTCCTCCTTCAAGGACAAAAAAGTGAGAAAAATCTCGCATTGGCTCGAGTGCTATACCGAGGGTGAGTCATTGGACCTCCTCGTAGACCTCGCAACCGTCGCCGCCAATCAAGGTGGTGACGTTGGCCAGGAGATCGCGGGCTTGCTCCGAAAGGGCAAGTTTGCAGAGCTTCTGGACTTCGAAGTCGACTACTCTCGGCTTACCGTCACTCAAGCACGGTATGTCCGCCAAGCTCTAGCTTGTTTTCAAAAGCTGGAATTCTTGGAAGTCGGGATTGATAAACGCCAGGTGGCGCTATCAACATTCGAAGACTCCGAAAAGCGGTGCCTTGAGACAAACCGTCTCTTTAGAGCTTGGAGCTCTGGTCGTGTTTCCTTTCGATCAGATGTTGAGCGCGTGCTTTTTCGCGCCCAGCAGAAAATTGCCCGAGTTTTGGGAGAGGTTCCGAGCACGGAAGTGCTTCGACCGCGATTTGGACCTGGTGCTACAACGCTCACGAAGAAGCGCGAAGCCTCTATCAAGCAAAAACTTGAAGCAGGCTTCAGTTGTAGCGAAGAGCTGGCGCCGTATGCTGCAAAGCTTATGGCCCTGCTACCTGCCTTCGTCGAAACTCATTCGGTTCTAGATATCACCGATGACGACGGAGAGCGGTCGATAGTTCCCATCGTGATCCACGAAGGAGCTATCAGCTTCGTCCTGAAGAACGCTAAGACACATCGGTCTGTGGAGACGCAGCCTGTGCTTAACGGCATGTTCCAGCTCGCTATTGGCGACTACATGTCGGATCGTCTTAGACGTTTCGGTCTTGACCTACGCGATCAAACACGCAACCAAAGGGCGGCGTGTCGCGGTTCGGTCACTGGGGCTTTAGCAACCCTAGACCTGAAATCAGCCAGCGACCTGATAGCCATAGAGCTTGTGGCTCATCTTCTTCCGGTTGACTGGTTCAACGTGCTGTTTGCACTGAGGACTGGAAAAACGCGAGTCCAAGGGGGAGACCCCATCAAACTCGAGAAGATGTCCACCATGGGGAACGGGTACACATTCCCGTTGGAGAGCCTGATTTTCTGGGCTCTCTCCGAAGCCGCAACGATCGAAACCTGCCCTTCTAGGGCAGATGAGGTCGAAGTCTATGGGGATGACATAATTGTCCCCACGGAGTCAGTATCTCTTGTGAAAGAGGTCCTGACAGCTTGTGGTTTTGTCCTCAACGAAAAGAAGTCGTATTGGTCAGGACCCTTTCGAGAGTCCTGTGGTGCTGATTTCCTTTCAGGAATCGACATTCGGCCGGTATATGTCAAGGAAATCCTGACTCCGGCTGCACTCTTCACGCTCCACAACGGGTTTACTCGCCGTGGAATGCTACAACTTGCCGAGTGGGTGCGATCCCGCATTCACCCAGCACTGGCAATTGTAGGACCTGATGGTTACGGGGATGGCCACCTGATCAGCGATGATTGGGATCGGCGTCCGAAAAACCGTGATCGTGGGTTTGCGGGGTGGATCTTCTCGACATTCGCTCGTCTACCCAAAAGGGATCATACCCTCCGGGTGAAAGGCGATCGTGTGTTACCCTCCTATTCAGTCTATATGCGAGGCTCAGAAGAGCTCTGCACGAATCTCGGCCGCCGTATTCCGGCGGTCGAACGGCTGTTTTCGTCCAGGTTCCGACCCGGGCGATGGGCCAGTCTGATACGCCGTGCCAATGGCGTGTCTGACTGGTTGGAGGACCCTTCCTCGCCAATCCCCGATGCTAAATCGGAGGTTGGTGAGGTACTGCCTTCCAAGGCAGTAACCTTCCCAGGAAGTGAGGGTTACAAGAAGATCTCGATCTACACACTTACCTCATAGGTAAGTACGAGTCCAAAAGACTTGTTTGATCCGATGTTTTAGGATCAAGCCGAC